CCCATTCGAGCCGCAGCGCGTCGTTCTGCTTTTGCAAGTTGGCGTTTATCCATTGGTTCGAAAGGTCGTCCAGCTGTTTGTTGTATTTCTCCCGGATGAGGGTCTTTTGCTGTTCGGTCAGTTCGACGTTGGCAAGTTCGGCTTCCTGCTGCTTCCGTAGCTGTTCGACTTTCAGCGTATATTCAGCGTCGGTTCCCTGTTTGACGGCGGCCAGCCGCAGGGCGATATTCTGCTGCTCTTGTTGGATTTTCTTGTCGAGGCCCGCGCGGTTGATTTTCTCGACGTTTAATGCGTGTTGCTGTTCGGCCAGCTCGATTTGCTGCTGAATTGCCGCCTTTGCCTTTTTCGTCAGCCCCTTTTCGGTTTCGAGGCGTTTTTTCAGATCGGCGACCCGACGGCGGTATGCGATCTCTTCCTGCGTCAACTGCTTGCTGATACCCTCTTTCATCAGGGTGACTTTGGCATCGGTCGCTGCGCGCACGGCAGCAAGTTCGGTCGCAAGGGCTTGTTTCTGCTTTTCTGCGGCTTCTTTGTAGGCCTCCTTTATTGTCTTGTCGCGTGCGGCTTCGAGGCTCGCAAGAATATCTTTCGCTTCGCTGCTGGCTACCCTACCTGCATACACCAATTCGACGAGTAGTTTGCGCTGATTCTTGAATTCCTCGTTAGCTTGTTGCGTCGCGTATTTGACCGCACCCAGTTTCTTTTTTAACGCGGCGTCGTTATAGGCGGACGCGAGGCTGCGCAGGTGGTTCGCCGTATCGTTCAGCGCTGATCGGTAGTCTTCGTCCGCTTTTTTCTTGGCATCTTGTGATGCCTTGTATTCCTCGCTGTCCTTTTTGTAGAGCCGTTGCGCCGCTTTGAAATGTTCGGCGCGTTTGTTGGCAAGGTCTTTCAGCAGGGCAAGGCGCGTCAGCGTTATTTCCTCGTCGGTTTTGCCGAGGGCTTTCATCTTCTCGATGTGCTCGTCGTATTTCTTATTGAGCTTGTCGAGTTCTTCGCCTTGTTTTTTCAGATTCTCTTTCGCTTTTTCGGTCGACGAATTGAACCAACTAAACGCCTTGACGAGGGCATAAACGGCCGCGATTGCCGCGATAATTGCCGCGACGATAACCCCGATTGGGTTTGCAAAAAGCGCCGCCGTGAATTTCCATACTGCGGCGGTTCCGGCGTTTGTGGCAACCGTCCCGGCGGCTATCGCCGACGTCCGGGCGGTTTCCGCTTTCGTCTGTGCCCATGTTGCAACCGCTTGTGCTTTTTGCATGACGATAGACTGTTTCTGCAACATGTTCTGCACGGATTGGATGGCCACGAGTGCGCCGAGCGTCTGCGTTATAATGCCGATAGCTTTGTCGAGGTCTTTATTTTCGACCCCTAACTGCTTTGAAAGTATCGACCATTGTGCCCATAGCTGCAAAAGATTTTGCGTCCCCTTGATGAGCACGTCGAGTTGCGCCGTGTCGGATGCCCCGGCATTGATGCCAGCCTCGACGTCAGCAAGGGCGTCTTTCATATTTGCGGCGACGCCCAGCAGGTCTTGATACTCTTGCGTCGTTTCTTTGCCCTCGTATTTCATCTGCGCGAGTTGCTGACGAATTACACCTAATTGCGTTTCGAGCGGCTTGATGTCGGGATAGTTACCCACGTTCCGGTAAAACCTTTGCGTACCCTCTTCCGATTCGAGCAGCGCATCGGTTATTTCGTTGATCTGTTTTTTGAGTGCCTCGCCCTCTGCGCTTTTCTGCATGGCTGCACTCATTGAATCGTACTGTTTTGTGAGGTTCGACAGTTCGGCGCGCAGTTTTCGGTTCGACCCCTCTTCCTCGCGGGCCGCCTTGATGTTGTTCTGCACCTCCTTTTCAACCTCGCGCAACTCACGCTTGTAGGCGGTCTGTTCGGCGCGTAGCTTCGCCAGTTCCTCGCGGTCGGCGGCGGTGGCTTCTCCCTTTTTCTTGATCGCCTCGCGCAGGGCTTTTTCCTTTGCCGTCGATTCCTCGATCTTGGCGTTGTAGTCGGCTATCAGCTTGATAGCTTCCGCGTTGTCGACTTGCACCTCGACGACGCGGGTTGTTGTGTTTTCTGCCATTTGTTATGCGTTTTTCGTGGTTTGTTCTGCGATGATGTAGCTATACGTGTCGTCATATTCCGGGGTGATGGAGTTTATTTCGATTCCGCCGACTATTCGCGTAATCGTCGGGCCGATCACTTTCATTTGCCCGGCAGGAAAGATGATCGTTTGCTGTACGAGGGCAACACCGTCGTACGTGTAGGGGGTTATCACGACATCGAGGTCTGACGCAGGCGCAGCGCTGGCTGTTATGTAAATAGCGACGTCTTCCCATTGCCAGCCGATAGATACCGCCTGCGATGGACGTTCCGGTTCTTGGACAACCGTTTCCGGCAACTGCACGGCTTTGACCTCGCAGGCTTTATTCGCTGTCGACTGGATGCTGACGATGCCGTAGAATTTCCCATATTGGCGCAGGTAGAACGGGATTGAATAGTCCAGCGATTTCAAATCGTATTCGTCCAACATGATCTGCTCCGTAATGGTTATTGCGCTGTTGAGCAGACGCGATAGGGTGGAATAGTATTTCGATAGCAAGGTCGTGAAATCGAGGTCGTCGAATACAAGCATAGCCAGCCCGGAACCGTCGCTGATAAGGCGCATAATCCGGTCTTTGACTTGTACGGTGTCGACGGCTGTTCCGTCATCGTTCAGTTCGTAGTGCCGTATCGTCGAGCCGTCCGATGGAGCGAAAGGCAATGTTATAACGGTCTTTTCGGCGTCTAAAATCTCGCTGTCGATTTTCAGATTGCCGTCGGCATTCGTGAAAACCGTATCGTCTTCTTTGTACTTGAAATAGTTGTTGCGGCAGTAGTCGTTGATTTTGTATTCCGTGGTTTTCGGCTCGTCGTCATTGCTTCGGACGAATTTATCCGACCAATCGCACGCCTGCGCTTTGTTCTCCTGTAAGGTGTCGAGCGATACGAATTTCAGATTATTGACGTTTGTAGGGTCGGGTACGGCAAAGATGCCGAACATTCCGCAGATCGCCTTGATGAAGTCGATTTGCGAGATTTCGGGCAGGTTTTGAGGTATCGGAAATAAACTCGGATAGATGATATTTTCGAAGTCTTCCGTAATCGTAAGTTTGGTATTTCCCAATCTCGAACCGGAAATTACCGATGTCCCGTTATGTGGAAACAGGCGCAGGTAGTCATATTCTCCCCACGTGATTTCCTCTTCAATGTCGGCGAAATAATACGTTTTTTGATACGCATACGTTCCTGTTGACGACGATACCGACGATGACCCGATACTGACGGCTATTTGCGTCGTTGTTTCGTCGCGGTCGCTGTATCGTGTCGCTCGGATATATACGCGGCTGGGGAATCCGTTGGAGCTATTGGAATATAGAACCATTCCCAACTGTGCCCCCGATCGGTTTACAATGGATATAATCACCTTTGTTGCGTTGTCGACCTTGCGGATTTTGGTATTATCATCCGGGTCGAAAACACCGTGTCTATCTGTCCCGTTATTGCCCGCGATAGAATATCCCCAAAAGCCGTTGCTGTACGTTATGAATGGATATATAGATACCGTGGCCTCCGCCTCATTGCTTGCGTCTGATGCGTTTCGACTCAAGCATGGAATCGCTATCGCTCGCAATGCGCTGGCGTACTTGCTCGGCATTTCGAACGTGAATCCGGCCTGCTTGGTTATCTTGTCGAGAATCCACCATGCGGTAGCG